CTCAAAAAGAAATATCCGGTCTACCCTTTTCCGGTTGCGCGTTTCGGCGGCAAGGAGAATCGCGCCGCAATCGCTTCTACGCTCTGGGAAACTGGCAATATTTATATTCTGGATACGCCACATAACCGCACGGTCTATATGCCGGAGATTTTGGCTTTTCCTAACAGCCAGTGGAAAGACCGGGTTGATGCAATGTCACAGGCAATCATTTATTACACCAAATGCAGGCCGGCAGGCGCGGCCTGGGCGACGGGAGCGGTAGCGGGATGACTACATCAATTTCCAGAGACCGGGACCTTTCTTACATTCTTGGCGTACCCATCAATGGCATTGACTTTGTGAGCAAAGGCCAATTACAAGCCGCATGCATTAACCTATCGCAACAGGCAAACCGGGCGGAGTTGGCGGCGTCCGAATGGATGCAAAAACTCTACGATGAAAAGCCGGATCATCCGGCATTTAAGGGATTTAACGCGGAAGTCATATCGAAACTGGAGACGGCACGGATAACCCGACAGGCTGCGAAGCAGCAAAAGGAAATAGCCGATGGATGATAATTATCCTTCCGTTTCAACGATGAATCCGTCCGGCATTAATGCCGTCGGTGTTTATGATCAGATAAACGACCCAGTATCGGCCAGCACAGGCGCAACTGTTCAGCCGGGTCAACAGTCCCTTTCCGGCTCCGATAAAAATACCCCGCCTGGTCCCCCCGTTTTCAAATGGAACAAATACGACTTTTGCTGGAATGCCTATTGGGGTACAGGTGGGTTTTACGACGGTACCGTACTGCGAAAGATGCTTGTCGAATTAGACGACCAATATCTTTTGCGCCGTGCACTGACCTTTTACCGGAACTTCTTTAGGCAGATTATAGATGCGACCTATAAGCCGGTTTTCAGCGAGGGAACTACCCGCACTGTTGATGTCAATGGCGTGACTGGGGATAATGTCGCACCGATATTTCAAGCGTTCTTAGATGATGCCGATTGTAAGCGTAACCCTCTTTCGCAGGTCGTTAAGCGTGCTGTTAAAAATGCTCGCATTCTCGGTGTGTGTTTTGTCGTAGTGGATAATTACGAAGAAGCGCCGGAACTTTTGAAAGATCAAATTAAAATGCGGCGTTTTCCGTATATCTATTTACGACTTCCACAACAGGTTGAAGAAAAGTTTGTAGAGCTGGACGAAGTAGGGAGGCTTCGCCAGATAGCCTTCAAGGAGCTTCCGGAAAGTTATTTGAATCCGAAGACTGGATTGAGTGAGGTTGAATCCCGCTGGAAAAAGTGGACTGCAAATTACTCTGTCAAGATGCGCTATAACAAAGAATCCACGGAATACGAAGAGATTCCCGGCACGATGGTTGAATACGGCCTTGGAGAAATTCCAGTCATTCCGATAATGTCCAGCGAATCCGAAGACAACACCGTGCTTCCTCACCCGACTTTCTACGATATCGCCCGGTGCAATTGGGCAATATTTAATTGGGATTCATTTAATACCAGGACAACCGCCGGATCGCTTTATCCGATTATGATGCTTCCCCGGCCGTCTGGTACCGAAGTTAGCAACCTGCAAGCAGTAGGCCCGCAACAGGGTATCTACGTTCCCCCCGCTGAAAATGGAGTTACCCCCGCTCAGCCGCAATGGCTGGACTATCCTACCGGCTGTCTTGAGGCAATACAAGGCATGGTGCAGGACTTGGTAGACGATATGTTTCGGCAGGCCGGACAGCAGGGTGTATCGGCTCAGGTCAAAAGTGGAGCGAAGCAGAGTGGCATTTCAAAGAGTTATGATTTTCACGGTCAACAGTTTGTCCTCAAAGAGTCGGCAAAAATGGCAAAGGATTGCGAGTCGGAAGTGGCTCGTATGTTCAAGCTCTATGTCAACGAAGCGTTTGATTTCGAGTGCCATTATGAGGAGGATTTCGAGCCGGATCAAGACCCGTCTGAAGATGTGACGCTCTACGGTGATTTTATCGCGCTCGATCCGGGGCCGAAGGGCAAGGCGCTTGCGCTGAAAATGTGCTCTCATTCCGTGTTCGGTGATGCGGACCCGCAAGATTTGGCGGAGGTTATCGCAGAGATTGACCAGCGCATGAAGGATGCGGAAAAGGATGATCGGGACATGCCGCCGGAAGACGTACCACCGGACGAGACACCCGAACAGAAGGCGGAGCGGGAACTGAAAGAGGCGGAGGACGCAAAGAACTCTACGAACTCTTCTGAAGAACCCGTCACCGATGATCCGGTGGCAAAAAAGAAGAATGTCAATAAGGCCGCAAAACGCGGATATTCACTTAAACGTAAAGGGGTAGTAGCATGAAAGCATTACGGGTCGTACTCGCAGTAGTGGTATTGTCGGTTGTTGGTCTTCTGTCTTCGGGTTGCACCAAAACAGTTTATGAGGTGGTACAACCAAAGGCGGATTCGACAAAGCAAACTGTCATTGTTATCACATGGTGGGAATCTTCCACGGCAAAAAGCGACTGCGACATATATGTTAACGGTGATATTTACGAGACGATATTTTTAGGGCAATACCTGGACACGATAATTGTTCCATCCGGGGCAACGATTGGGGCAAGGTTTTTGCTCTCGACATATAATCAACAGATGTGGGTTGGTGATACCGTTGTAAGTAAATTGGGGCTCTTTACCGAAAACAACGGCGACACGCTCAAGGGGCAAGATACCCTATATTGGAGGTTCTGATGCGTAGCGGCTTTTCTCCTCTTCCTGAGTCGGCAAAGAAGGTAACTCCATGAAGCCCGCTAATCAGGTGGTAGCAATAGTTATCGATACCAGCGGGAACTGGGTTTCCCTGGCCGTTCGGCTTGCCACGGAATACAAGCGCGTCTACTACTGCAATCCGTCATGGGTAGACGCCTACCCCAATCCGAACAAGACACATATCGGGGAAGGGTTGGAAGGAATTGAGGTTATCAAGAGCCCCTATGACGTCTACGATGAAATAGACTTTTGGGTATTCCCCGACGTGTATTACGGCTCTTTCGCCGAATGGTTGAAATCTCAGGGTGAAATAGTCTGGGGCAGCGCCGCCGCCGAAGAGCTGGAATTGTTCCGAGAAATCCTTATGGAGCGGATGCCGGACCTTGGATTACCCGCCCCCAAAGGGGAGAAGGTTACCGGCATGACTGCTCTTCGCAAATACCTTCAGAGCAACAAAGGGAAATGGGTAAAGCTGGATGAATGGCGAGGGTTGATCGAGACTTTTTATAGTAAGAACTACGATCTCGTTAAGCCCGAGCTGGACGACATCGAATTCAACCGGGGCATCCTCGCAGAGAAGATTGATTTTATGTGCTGCGACCCGATTATTACCGACCTTGAAATGGGGTATGATGGTTACACTGTAGACGGGGAGTATCCTGCCGAATGGCTCTCTGGGATTGAGATAAAAGACAAGGTCTATGTCGGGCAATGGCGGGAGTATTCGGCTCTTCCAGGCGTGATCACGGATTTCAATACTAAGTTTGCAAAGGAGTTTAAAAGCTACCAGTACCGGGGCTTTTTCTCCCTCGAAAACCGCATCGTCGGCAAAAAGTCTTACATGACTGATTTCACGGCGCGCATGCCATGCCCGCCGGGTTCGCTCTATCAGGAGATGGTCCTCAATCTTGGTGAGGTTATGTGGTCTGGTGCAAACGGGGTGATTGTCCCCGGCAAGAATGCGGCGCGGTACGGCGTCGAACTGATTATGGATTCCCCGTGGGCGGCAAAGCATACCTGCAATATTTATTTCCCGAAAGAAATTTCGCAATTTGTAAAGCTTAAAAAGAACGCCATTGAGGGCGGGGTAAACCAGATTATCCCGCTACTTAATGCTTCGAGTGACATCGGTTCGATTATCGGCCTTGGAAATACGCTTGCGGAAGCTATTGACAAGGCAAAGGAGTATGCCGGGCAAGTAGAGGGAACGGAAATCATGGTACGTCCCGATTGCTTCGATGGCGCGGAAGAGCTGCTCACTGAATTTGAGTCACACACGTAAAATGGCCACGATCATTAAAAAGAGACTCTTCGTCCTGACAGAAGCGCAAAGCAGATGGATTGACGATGAAGTCGAACGCCGGGACCATGGAAACTATGCAACGGAGCGTTGTACCCGTAGCGCGGTAATCCGGGAACTGATCGATGTAGCCCAGAAGAAAGGTACTGAATGAAAGTCCTCCTCTCCTCTCATCTTGACCGCGTTATCCAGAATTACGACCTGTCCTTCTCACGCGGTGTTCACCGTGGGTTACTGGATAACTTCGTTGGCATTATGACCACGTACCTTGCCCTCTACGATGATGAAAACTTGATGGACTTGGAACGGTCGGGCCGCGTGATCGTCTGGCACAATAAGGGCGAGGAGTGGGGTGTATTGAAGAATCCGCCGAAGATGGACCCCGGAGATATCGCCGTAGTGATTGATGTTGCTTGCCGGAAGGGGAAAGACTTCTTCCTGTCCGGGATTCAGGGCATTCCGGATCAGAAGGTAAAAGACATTATTGAAGGCTTAAAATGGGAAGGTTTAAAATTTGGGTGGAAGAGGTTCGACGGCAACCCGGACGACGAGGACGAAACCTGGGCATGGAAAAAGAAGGGTATCGCAACTATAAGTTTTGAGATTCCGATAGAATGCCCAAATGATGGCTGGCACCGGGTTCAGCAGGATTCTACCGTTTCGGTCGAGCGTGTCCGGGCGGCGGTTCAGGGGTTAAAACGGCTACTTGTTTATCTTTTGACATAATAGGAATGTTTCATGTGGCACAATTTGAGAGCATATCGTAAATGACTCAGACGCAAGCTACCTACCGCTGTAAATGTGAAGAGCGGCAATGCGACCTCCAGATTGAGGCAAAGGGGAAACCGGTTCCGAATGCGAAGCCGCCAGTATGCCCTTACGGGAAGAATGTTGCTCACGTCCTTAAACCCCCTCCGTGGGAACTGAAAAGGCAACGGCTGAAAAATGAAGAAGCGGCGGTCTAAATCCGAACTGATTGCACACAAAAAGGCTCTGACGAAAAGTCTTGAGGCTGAATTTGTGCGGGATATTCGGAAGGTTCTTACCCCGATGAAGGCGGCAATTCGCAAGCAGCTGGACTCCGGCAAAGCGCCGCATGATGCCGTCTCTCACGTCTTCCGGGAACACGATTTACGCGGGCACCTGAAACGGCTTATCCCGGCAGCCATGGTCAAGGCGGCAAAGCATGGCGGATGATAATGATGCCTTAACCGCATCCCTTGCTGTAGACGCATCCGGCGATCTTGCCATGCGTTCGCATTTCCTCAATCAGTATTTCCCCGATTCCCCGCTGAATCTCTCGCAACGAATTACCGCGCTGAAATGGCAGGATGATATTGCCGAAACAATCCGTCTCAACATGGAGGGTGGTACCAACTTGGTAGCTCTCACCGAGGGCCTATCAGAGTTCACAACGGGCGAGGGGTTGCCTCAGTACATGCTGGACATAGAGCGGCAAGCACGGCGCATTATCGGGGGCGATACGTCGGAATTTGCGGACTTTCAACGGCTTTGCCGATCTACCCGCGCGGATGTGGAAAGCATGATCCAGTCCAACGCTCCCTCAAAACTCGGCAAGGCATATGCAAAGATTATTGACGCAGCAGAGAATTTGAAGGAGACCGCTCTTGATGCTGCCATCGACAACGCCATTGATAAAAAAGCTCTGTCAAATGCTTTTCGGATTGCTACCACCGAAATAAACAGGGCGCTCAATTTGGGAGAGTACACGCGCGCGGTGAATGATCCTGACTGCGAGGCGATGGAGATTGAATTGTCTTCGGCGGGGAACAACTGCGAGGATTGTGTCGAATTGTCCGAAACTGATAATGGAGCCGGACCGGGTGTCTGGCCGTTGGATCAGGTACCCTCGACGCCATGCCATCCCCGCTGTAGGTGCTTACTTGTTCCGGTCTACGTTCTCCGAGAAGATGCAGACCCAGATTTCACGGCTTCCGATGATTACGACGGCGATTTCATGGGGGAGATGCCGGATAATTAAATGTGCGTATTTTATTCTTGTGCCGATATGTGCCAGAATAGTATATTTGTTTCAACAGGTAAAAATTACCGATTTCGGTAATAAATACCACCAACAATCAGGAGGGAACGATATGGCAGTCCTTGGAACCGTAACGAAAAAGTATCTGGCAGGCGGATCGCAGTTTGCAACGCAGGCCCTTGCGGAACAGTTTGCATCCAATTCCGTCCGGCCCGGTCAGACCATCGACATTGAGGAAATCGACTGCACGGTGGTTTCACAGGTTACGCTACCCCCGGCGGCCCCAACCATTGCCCGTGTTCCGGCGACTTCTCCGGCGGCGCCTGCAGCGACGGCCCCGGCGGCAACCATCCCCGGCACCCCGGCGGCATAATCCACTCTCACTTTCAAGGCAAAGAAAGGATCCATTATGTTCACGAAAAAGCATGCAGCGCAGGATACCAAGGGCAATAAAGCCATTGCCAAAGTCGCGGCGAAACACGCAAAAAAGACCGGCAAGCCTGCCGACAAGTCGCCAAGCCATACCGCATAAAATCTGTGTGCGGCAGTATCCGCACGGGTAACAGGGGCAATAAAGTACGGGCTTTATCGATACGGAGAGAATTTTCATGCCTTTGACAGCGGAACAGAAAAAACTGATTACCGATCCGGCAATCCTTCAGGAGATCGAAGACACCGAAAAGGAAGTTGCCCGGTTGAATTACGAAAACTCCGACAGGCGAACGAAATACGCGCAATCTGAGAAAGCGAAGAATGAAGCGGCGGCAAAGCTCGATAAACTCCAGGCCGCGATGGAAAAAGTTGGCCTGAATGCCGATGAGGATATTGAGGAACAGTTCCCGGGTCTCATCGATAAGGTGACGAAGGCGAAGGGTTTTAAGCCCCCTTCTGAAGTCGAAGCGCTCTCCAAAAACTTTGAAAAGCTGACAAAAAAGCTTGAGGCGGCGGAAGCGCAGGCGGCGGCGGAAAAACGGGAAACAATGGTCATGCAGGCCGCAAGCCAGTTTGACCCGGCACTTACGGAGAGCTTCGGCAAGGCCGCTCCGATCATCCGGGACCTGCTGAGGTCAAGGGGCCGTTTTGCTATCAAAGATGGTGTTCCGGGGCTGCAAAATGGGGATGAGTTTATCCCCCTGAATGCGGAAAAAGGGAGCCAGTCTGCAATCGACCTTCTGAAAAAGGATTACGCCGACCTGGTTGTGACTAAGCAGAAGCCGGGAACCGGCGGAAGCGGCGTCACGAAAACCGGCGGAGGCAATAATGATAAGTTGATTTCTCGGGAAGAGTTCGATCAACTTCCCTTGCATAAGCGAAGCGAATTTTTTGCAAACGGCGGTCAGTTGGCGGAAAACCAGAGCGTGTAACGGGTAGTATTGATTACGGGGCGGTAACGCAGTACAGGTAGAACATTTCGGGCAGGGCGGGTAATGCCGCAAGGGTAGTACGGATTGACGTTTTATTTCCCAAACAATTCTACTACACTTTCTCGAAAGGTTTTATCATGGCCAACAACGTGCTTACCGCCCTCATGCCGTCCTTTTACAAAGGACTCAACAAGGTTCAGCAGGAACAGACGGACGCTATCGACGCCGTCAACCAGAACGTCTCTCTCGAACAGGCCGCCCTCGGTCAGACGATCACCTTCCCGATTGCGCAACCCGCTTCCTTGATCGATACCCCGCAGAATGGAGTTTCCACAGCAGGGTACGGCGAAACTCCGGGAATCGGCACCCTTTCCATTTCCAAATCCAAATCGGGATTCTTCCAGTACAACGGTGAAGAGATTCACCAGTTGCAGCTTGGTGGAATCTATGGCGATTACTACGGCGATCAGCTTGCACAGCGTGTCCGCACCCTGCGAAAAGCCGTTGCCGCCGACATCGTTGCCGCCGCACTGGTCGGTGCGTGCCGTGGTACCGGTACGCCGGGTACCGTCCCCTTCGGGACCGCCGGAGTCCTCACGGACTTTTCAAATGCGGGCCTCATCCTGAACAACAATGGTGCGCCCGGATCGGATCGTCACATGATCCTTAGCCCGAACGCCGTATCGAACATTCAGGGCAAGCAGAGTGTCCTTTTCAAGGCCAATGAAGCCGGAACCGACCGCCTGCTTCGCACCGGAACAATCGGATCGGTCGAAGGGTTCAACGTCGGCATGGATACGTCCATTGCCACGGTCTCTGCTTTCGGCAACAGTGTCGGCAACAAAAACACCGCTCCCGTTGCCGTCGGCGCGACGTCCTTCACGCTCGATTCTTCGGGAACCGGGGCACCGATTGCGGGCGACACGTTCTATTTCAGCGGGGACACCAATATTTATACGGTTGCCTCTGTTGCAAGTAAGGTCGTAACGATCAATGCTCCCGGCATCATGGCACCGATTACCGGCGAAGTGGTTGTTGTTTTTAACGCCACTCCTGGCCAGCCGAACCTGTTCTTCACCCGCGATGCAATCACACTGATTGCCCGGCAGCCGAAGATTGCAACCGGCAACAGCCCGACCGGTCAGCTCATGGACCTGACCACGATTCCCGATCCGCGTTGCGGCCTGATCTATCAGCTCGCAATGTGGCAGAGCGGTCGATCCATCGAAATCGAAGTTGCTCTCGCATGGGGAGTTGGGGTTACCAACCCGCAGGACCTCGGCATCCTCTGGGGCTAAGTTTCCCTGCTGCCTGATAGGGGCGCGGCTGTATCGGCCCGCCCCTGTTTATAAACCAGAGAGAGGAGAGCGAATCTTGTGAGTACATCATACCCATGGATGATCACATTTAGTGATTTGCAGGACCAGCTCATCATTAAAAAGGGGGAGACGTATTTAACGACGTACCCCTCTTCTGACAATAATTATTTCGATCTCACCGCCGCTAAATTTATCTCCTTCGTGAATTCGTTCAACATTGATGTTACGGTATTGAATGCTCTCAGCCGGGAACCCGGCGCGCCGAATCCGCCACACTACCTTGTTATACAGTGGCTTATAACGGCTTTGCAAGCCATGGTGTGCGAAAACAACGTCGGTCTTAATGACGTGGCCGATGGAGTTCAAAACGACGTTTACTATATAAAATACAAAATGTATGCTTCGAAGCTTGTGGATATTCAAAGTCAAATCCGATACGAAACCATTGTAACCGGGGCTCTGCAAATGAATCAGACGCGCGCGGGCGGAACCTTTCGGATCATGTTTTGAGGAATTCTATATGATGCAAATCAACTTTGACCTGAAGCCATTCCTCGGGGCAATGAAGGAAATACCTGAAGCGGTAAAGCGGGAATTGCGTAAGGAAATGAAGCAGCAAGGCGTAGAAATCCAGACATTGGCCCGTAATGTTCACCGGCATCAGACGCTCACAAACAGCCTGAATAACTCAATAGAGGAACGTTTTGACAATGAAACTTTAACGGAGACTGTCGGATTCAATCCTGGGGTTTCCGTTATTGGCAAGCCCGGTAAGAAAGTCAACTATGGAAAGTATGTGCATGAGGGACACGGAAAGTGGAAGCCCGACCGGTTCTTGTATGAGGCAATCCAAAAGCGAGAGCCGTTGATCGTGGCAGCTCTTGAATCGGCGGTTAAGCGTGGAATAGAGGCGAGCGGGGTATGAGTGGTACACCAATTCTTGACACCATTGAAACCGCAATATCCGACCTTATCGCCGGGATGCTTGCCGCTGATGGCTATAATTACGACTGGAATATTGTCAATGAACCAGACGAAACGATAGGCGCTTTCCCGCGTTGCGTAATTAACCCGACGGATAATTTCGCCGATAAGGAAACGTGTCAGGATACAACGGCGGGATTAGGATCGGGCGATTATACCAACGAGGTAATTTATACTCTTTTGGCCAAAGGAGAGCTACCGGCATTCGACAGCAACCCGCTCTTTGCTATACGGTCAACGCTCCGCATGGCGCTGGATGATTTGAAAATGCTCTTTGGAAAAAATCGAAATTTAGGCGGGGCTTGCGATAATATTCTTTACATAGGTTCGCAGATAGAGCCGTTAGGTAATAACGATGGACAGAGACCGGCCCAATTACGGACGTTCTGGAAAGTAATTTACAGCCAAGATCGAACCACACCAACCCAATACGCGGGAAGTTGAACAATGAACCAGAAAATTTACTATTTTGCGCGGGAAATGGGATCGACAGCATACTACTTGTCGATAGCTTCAAGGGATATCCCGTGCAGCATCGAACTTGTTTCAAGCGAGGGTAATGGAATATCTCAGGTGATATGGGGCGCGGGAACGTGCTTCATTAATTACTATTCCAACGGGGGATCATATTCCATGTTGCAACTTGTCGAAGACGCTAACGCAGGCGGCTCCGATAATTGCAGTGTTACCGGGTACCGGCTCGGATGGCTTGGTGGAAATTTTGACGGGAACGAGGTCGGTGAATCGATCCCGCTCACAAACTACGGCGATTGCACATCGAGCAATAGTAGTTGTTCACGCCTCTATTTCCAGCCGGGGGAAATTCTTCCGGCAAATCAGGATTTTCGAGGCTTTGACGTTTACGAGTTTGAGTCATCGACTACAAGCTCCTTGTGTAAAACAGCACAAAACATCGTGGGGAGTGGATGGGTATGGTTCAATGCCGCACCCTCCCCCTGGACAGTCCTCGACATGACCCCGGTTCCCGGGCTCATCACGCTGCTTTCCATCCCCACCGGCATCGCGACGCTCGCCGATTTATACGCTTACGTTGCGACAATCAAGGGGAGCGCGGTTGCCGAGGGCGATATCATCCAGCTCAATGGAGCAGGGCCATTCAACGATACCGGAGCCGGGGACCTGCAGGCAGCGGGCGGTCCGGTAGGCTCCGTGACAACATTCACGCTTTCAGGCGCCAGTGGAACCGGTCAACTGGTATTCACGGCGCTTGCGGGATCTCAGATACCGGCTTCCGTAACCATCGCGGTGGATAATCCCATGGATCCAGCCGCAGGCACCATCCGATGTGACGGCGGCAACAATGTAACCATTCATCTGAATGGGACAACAGCCGATACCATTGCCAATATAGCAGCCTATACAGTATCGCAGGAGAGCTTCAACGACTGGTTTACCGTCAGTTATACCGGCGACGGAACCGATACGATCGTCGCTTTCGGACCAGATTCAATATCATCCTTTCCCTATACCGGCGGTCAGGCAGACGGAAATGTTTTCGTTGCCGATCCCACGAGCCCGGCGATCGGCTTCCTGCGGGCCTGCGCCGACTCCAACGGCGAGGCAATTGCGTACGGCACGCTGCAGCAAGCATTCGACGCCGCGTATAATAATGGCGCGGTCGCGCTTTCGGGCTTCCTGCGGTATCAGGTTACCGCATCGGCAATCACGATCCAGACGGCCTTTACCGCAACGAGCCCGGTCTGGCCCAATTTAAGTAACGGCCTCTGTCTGCTGATACCGGATCTCGCTGGTTTGATTCCCGATAATGTGGGCGACGTGATTTTTGGAGCAGATATCAGCAGCTCTTCATATGTCATTTTCTGGGTATTTGGCAATTCGGGCGAGGGCGAGGGCGGCATGCAGATCGCTTCCGCAAATTCATTAATCAGCAGCGGCGATATCGTTACTATCTCCGGCACGGCAACCATACCGCTTTAATCGAGGCTTCCCATGAGCAACAAAACCATCCACGCAATCCGCATGATGCGGACCGGAAGCGCATCGGGAACGCTTCCCACCGGGGCGTATGCTGTTACCGGCGGGCTCGAAATCCGGCTTTCGGAAGACGATATTTATAACTACCCTTTTTAAAGGAGTGATACCATGAGTTCAACCGCCCTTAATGCTGTTTACAAGACTGCGGTATTAGCCGTGGAGGAATGTGCGACTCAGGACGTGGCCGCCGGGTCTGTTACCATCGATCTGATAACAACTACCTATATGGTTGCCGCTCCGTTTGTTGTCGGGCAACGATATGCCATTTGTGACAATACTCCCCCGACGTCCTACAATCAAGTCCCTAATGGCGAATGGGTCACAGTCAACAGTATCTCCAGCGTGACTTCTACAGCGGCGAATGGCGGGTACACGATCAGCGGGACACTTCACGTTTCCGGCGGCGGTGCCGGCGGCGGGTTGGTTAACAGTTATGCAGCGCTTTATGGTGCGTCGATCCTGACTCCTGGCATGGAACGGCTCGTAACGTCTTCGGATTTCAATTGCCGATTCAAGACTCTTTCCGATGCACCAAAGGTTGATTTCGATGATGAGTCTTCTCGATTCGCAAGCGGAGACGAAGGGCGGGACGTTTCGATTGCAGGGGCGCGTTCCGGGGAAATTGATATCACGCAGAAGCTTGCATGGGCGGGGGCAAGCGCAGGGAGTTTAAATGTTCCTGTCTGGGACAAGCTCATGCGCACAATGGGGCATATTCAGCGGCAGTACCTTACTGAGGGTGCAGTCGTTGGGATCGGCTATATCCCGCACACATGGGCAAACGAGGTTACTGCAACGATATGGATTTTCAGTCCGGAAAACGGGACAAATCCGACGTCTACCGTGTACCGGTATTGCGGAGCGCACGGTGGTAGCGGGAGCTCAGTGGCGGCCGGGAAAATTGGCGATCCGTACATGCTCACTGGGAAATTTTCAGCGGCCTATGTGGGGACATTGGAACTTCCTTTGAGCCAGGTCCGAACACTGACCAGTCCGGACACGCAAACACCGGAGGTTATGCTGAATAACCTCGTAACCGTTCCGGCTGTATACGGCAAGATTATTCCTGATGCAATGGCGCCGACGGCAAATTGTGCGAGTTTTGAAACCATGGCGGCTGCTAATACCGCTTTGAATTTGGTGGGTTGTCGTTTTTATACCGCCGACGGAACGGATTTTGGGGATGGATCATTAACCGCGGCAAAGGGTGCTCCTCTTGTTCCAGGCGATGCGTTTGTCGCAGAAAATCTTGAAGGAGAGATTACACCTATTCCGCAGACCGGCAACAAAAATGTCGAAGTGAGCCAGTTTTCATTGGACTTTGGAGGCACGGTCAACCCGTTTCTCGATCAATCCACGGCGACCGGCAATGCGTACTATGCAACGCAGGACCGCGATCCAAAGCTTACCCTGAACCCGTACCATGTGAAAAAGACGCTGGACGACATTGACTCGGTAGTATCAAATATGATTACCGGGCCCGTATCAGTTCAGAGTGCACCGACGTCACCGCATATCA